GAACTCGGTAAGTTGTTCTGTGATTCACTCACCAAGGCTGGCGAGGAGTTGAAATTCAAATGCCGTCTTGACGGTGAATACAAAGTAGGATCTAATTGGGCTGAAACACACTAAAATAATTATGAGTAAAAAAATCTATATCGACGGCGACATGCTGCTCTATCGCGCAGCGTTCTCAGCCGAAAAAGAAATCAAGTGGGATGATGACATCTTCACTGTTCACTCCGACTTCTCGGATCTCAAGGACTGTTTCATTATGGTCACCGACTGTATCAACGAGATCCTTATGGTGGACGAGGAGGAAGGCGACAAGGTAACAATGGTCTTCTCAGATCGCTACACCTTCCGTCACGAGATCAACCCTCTTTACAAATCCCACAGGCGTGAGAAGAGAACCCCACTTGGCCTCGGAGCTTTACGGGACTGGGCTTGTGACACATGGGAAACCCGACACGAGCAACGCTTGGAAGCCGATGATGTCCTTGGGATTATTGGAAGCGGTGAACCAGGTTCGATTATTGTTAGTGGAGACAAAGACTTCGCGACCGTGCCGTGCATCTGGTATAACTTCCTTAAGGATGAACTCCGCACCATCACCTTGGAGGAAGCCGACAGACAGCACCTAGTCCAGACGCTTGCCGGCGATGCCACCGATGGATACTTTGGTGTTCCTCGGGTGGGCTTGAAGACTGCTGAAAAGCTCCTTGATAAAGAGGGTGCGGAATGGCAGACTGTTGTTAATGCTTATGAGAAAGCCGGAATGGGGGAGGACGAAGCGTTGCTTAATGCACGCATGGCGTTCATCCTTCGGGACGGTTACTACGATAAAGACACAAAGGAGATAACACTATGGACACCGTAAAAGAAACCCGCCAACAGATACTTAAAGAGGATATCGCCGTTCTTGATCAAGCCATTCTAAGGCTGAAAGCGAAACGCGCAAAACTCCGAAAGCTACTCAAGGATGAAGAATAACACCATCAACATTGAAGGAACCGCCGAGGAGCGCAAGATGATCCCCCTATACAGGGGGCTTCTTTGTTACTTCCCTGACGCGCTCGTTGAAGTCGCCAAGCAATCCGTTAAGGGTAACATCCAGCATCACCCAGATTCCTTGGATATATGGTGGGATAAAAGCAAATCCAAGGATGAGCTTGATGCCCTCCTGCGTCACATGCTTGAGGGGGACTGGGCGGCAATGGCATGGCGAGCTTTGGCTCATCTTCAAAGGCAACTCGATGAACAGACCCATAATAGGACTGTTAACAATGAGTGACTATATACCACCTATCTCTACAGACTTGATTAAGTTCTTGGACGAACGTGTTCCAAGTAAGGATTTCTCCCCTAGCGATTCGCTTCGGGAGATTGACTTTTATGGGGGTAAGCGTGATCTCGTTAACTTTCTAAAACGTCTTCATGACGACCAGCTAGCTAACCATCTAAAACCATTCCACCCAGAAGACTAAAACCATGTGCATGTCTGTTAAAACGCCAAAACCACCGGAGCCTCCTGCGAGTCCTCCACCGCCTACTGCTATAGCCGAGACGGTTAAACCAAAAGATAAACCCGCCAAAGCCCAAGGGAAACCCAAGGGTGTGGCTAGTCTTGTTAAACGCCGGCCTGTCGTTGGTGGGTTAGGAATCTCAAAACAAACCTCTAACTACTAAATTGTATTATGGCACTCGTAACAACAGACATCAATATCGACTCTAACATACTAGGATCAGGAGGCGGTGGTGATACCTTTTTTGACGCAACCACAACTCCTGCTGTTAACCCACACAACGGAAAGACCAACGCCTTCCTTGTAGCAGGTGATTTCAGTTCGGGCAGTTCCGTTACGCTTCAGCACAAGATCGGGGATACATGGGTTGATGTAGGACCAGACACAACATTGACCGCTAGTGGCGGTGGTTTGTTCACGAGTCCTGTTTCCAACATTCGTGTTAAGGTGAGCAACGCAGCGGGATTACCTGCTTTCGATGTCCAAGTGATCATCAAACCAATCATCCTTTAAGAGTAGACCGGTATGCGGAAGAATAGACGAACTGACGAAAAGCTCTCCCTTCGCTTAGGGACGCTCGTCCCAACACAAGGGTTTACCCAATCTTTGACGAGATCGTTGACTTCCGGGGTCACTCGCTTCGACCCGCTTTCCCTCAACCCGATTATTGCATACGAGATGCATGAGTCGATGATGGCCCCGCTTGCTTCCGAGTCCCTTGACCTTGATCCGGCGAATCCGTCGAGCTTGGATATTATTACGGCTACGAGAGCGGGAACAGCAACGTATACTGATGCGAGCGGGAACATCCAAACAGCCTCACCGAATACAGTTCGTGTTGATCATGTGCAAGGCGAAGAGTTGACTCCGACGAAGTTTCAACGGGTTGGCTATACGGATTTCTCAAGTGGGTGGGTTAATAACGGCTCTTCTGATGTCGCAGGAAGTGGTTATAGCGGTCAGCCAAGTGTTGTAATTACTGGGACGAACAATACCGCCAGTTTGTATTTTAATTGCCCTGCTGTAGTAGGTCAGGAATATATTATCTCCATGTATATTAGGAGAGTTTCTGGAACTGGAACTATCCGAATGAGGCATGTAGGGGCTGTGGAAGGTACAGAAACGGATGTAACGATTACGAATGATTGGTCCAGAGTGGAAGTGCCATTTACAGCAAACAGCACATCGATTCCTATCGGCCCACTAATTCAAGTTAGCGGTGAATCTGTAGAAATCTCCCAGCCCCAAGTCGAAGAAGGCACAACTGTAAGCGACTTCGTGGCTAACACAACAGGCAGCCCGAAATACTTTGCAGCAGCCACATACGGGCCGCGAGTGCCAATGATTCTGGTTGAGCCAGCAGCGACGAACTTGGTTGAGAACACTGACTTTTCTGATTGGATCGCAGCCACTTATACAACGCTGACTGATGGTTCAGGCTACGCTGGACAGCCGTCAAAAATATTTGAAGCTGGTGGAACACACCGAATTTTCCAAACTCGTACGTTTACGAGCGTATCTGGAGCAACGTACACAGGCAGCATTTGGATAAGACGAGTATCAGGAACTGGAGCTATTTATATTAACCACCAAGATTCTGCTCAAGGTAATCTAACCGCCATTACGAATGATATTAGTGAAGATTGGACACGGGTAGAAGTAAACTTTACTGGTCACGCAAGTAGTGGTAATATGTGGTTTGCAATTTGGGTAAGCGTACAAGGCGACTCTGTAGAAATCGCAATGCCCCAAGTTGAAAGAGGCACTGTAGCCACATCCTTTATCCCCACATCAGGAAGCGCGGTGACGCGAGCGGCTGATGACCTTGTGATTGATGGTAGTGACTTTACGGACTTCTATAATCAGAGTGAGGGGACGGTTTATGTGGAGTATAACCCACGAACGAGTGACACTTATTATCCTTTCGCTATGAGTGATGGGAGCTCAGGTAATTATACACGCTTGAATGGTGGTGGAAATTATAGAATCAAAGTAGGGGGTGTGGAGCAGACATCAACCCTACTTGGAGCATCAAACTTAGGACAAATAAATAGGGTAGCAGCCTCTTGGGCGGCAAATAATTTTGACGGCAGCGTAAACGGAGGAGCTGTTGTTTCGGACTCTACGGGGACAGTCCCAACCGTAGATCAATTACAAATAGGCGGTCTTTATTATACGGGTTACGAAATAAACGGCCACATCAAGCGTCTCATCTACTGGCCTCATCACTCAGACAATCTCTAAACAATGGCACTCAATTTATCCACACTTACAGACTCCAGCACCAGTGCGGGGATTCTTAATGACTTAGCCAAGAGCGCGTCGAACCTCGACCTTGTAGCCTCCCTTGAGAACCGAGTCAGCGGAGGCCCGAACGCGACCCAGACCACAGCAAGCAAACAGGCTGTCGCGAAGATCCCCACAGACGGAAGCCAACCGTATCTCTTGATGGATCTTGTTGACGACGAGTATGAGTTCACCACTGGAGGATCAGCTATCAACGGAACCATCGTCGTGGCAACACTTGAGGGAACCTACAGCGCAAACATCTCACTTGCTGCTTCTACTACATACGACCTGCAAGCTCGCGGGGTGGCATCTTTAGCGAACGTGGGATTCTTGAAAAACCCTGTGGGTTACCTTGTCTCCTCATCGCCACTTAGTGACAGTGAGATTACCTCGATGGAGAACTACTTTGTTGATAAAGGCGCAGCAGCGAGGAGTGCATTTGGGAGCGTGACGAGCTTCAATAGTGCATGGCTTGGCTGCTCCTCCCTCACCTCATTCCCGCTGATCGACACCTCATCAGGAACGAGCTTCTACAGGACATGGGATGGTTGCTCCTCCCTCACATCCTTTCCACTGATAGACACCTCATCAGGGACGAACTTCTACGTCGCATGGCGCAACTGCTCTTCCCTCACAGCCTTCCCGTTGATTGATACGTCATCGGGGACGAACTTCAGCTTCACATGGAATGGCTGCAACTCCCTAACATCCTTCCCGCTGATCGACACTTCATCTGGGACAAACTTCAATTCCGCATGGTATTTCTGCTCCTCCCTCACATCATTCCCAGCGATTGATACTTCATCGGGAACGAGCTTCTCCCGAACGTGGCGCAACTGCTCTTCCCTCACGTCATTCCCGTTGATCAACACTTCCTCGGGGACGAACTTCAACTACGCATGGCGTAACTGCACCTCCCTCACATCCTTTCCCGCACTCGACACCTCATCAGGGACGAGCTTCAGCAACGCATGGCGTGACTGCTCCTCCCTTACCACGTTCCCTGCTAACTTCTTCGATAGCTGGTCTCCCGCTTCTGTAAGCAGCGCAGTCTTCAACCTGACATGGGATAACTGCACATCTCTCACCGCTCAGTCTGTAGAAAACATCCTAACATCCCTCGACACCAGCGGGGTCTACGGAACAAACACAGGAGCAAGCGGCGGCACTCAGCTAGCAGACAACACCATCGACATTGACTATGATGGGACCACGTTGTCATCCGCTACCACCACAGCTATCACAAACCTCAAGACAAAGAATTGGGCCATCTCAATCAACTCAGTAATCCAGTAATATGCCTGAAGAAGAATACATCGACGAACCACTCTCTGAACTCCAACGGGATCAGCAGGACACCGGATGGTTCTTTTTCCTTGCCTTGCCGGAAGCCTATCCAGCCCTTTCGGGCTACGTTGACGAGAGCAGAGGTTATCCCATCGGCGGTGCTAAAGCCTCCACCCTGCGCGGTCTACCACCAGCCGAGGAACTGGAGACCACTAACGACGAAAGTGGTCGTCTAATGCTACGTCTTGAGACATGGAGAGTGACCTCGGATGACCTTGCTGCCCTCCAGCCTTACATTGAGCAAGGAGTTCTGTCCATCGTGACCAAGGAAGAATGGCTCGCGTTGGAACCCGAAGACGAAGACCTGTTGCCTGACCTTGACGACCTGGAGGACCTTGACGACCTGGAGGACCTTGAACCAATCACACCATAATGATGACCGAAACCGCCCAACAAACATACACCCGCCTTGAGGGGGATCGTTATCAATACCTCGACCGCGCACGGGCTTGCTCTAAGCTGACCCTTCCGTATGTCATGCCCGAGGAAGGCTTCGGCCCCCACAGTCGCCTTGATACTCCCTTTAGTGGTGTTGGTTCCCGTGGTGTTAACAATCTTTCATCGAAGCTCCTCTTAGCTTTGCTTCCCCCTAATGCTCCCTTCTTTCGCCTCCAGGCTGACCAGCGTAAGCTAGCCGAAGAGGAGAC